CCAGTCAGTTGCCTGTCCGCGTAACCCCAGACGTCAGCGACCAGGGTGCCGAACGATGTCAGCGTGCGGTTGCCATGCGCCCAGATATCAGCTACCAGGGAACCGAACGAGGTCAGTGTCCGCGTGCCGTGGCCCCAGATGTCGGCGACCAGGGAGCCGAACGATGTCAGTGTCCGCGTGCCGTACTCCCACACCCCCTGCACCGTTGCTCGGGTGCTTACTTTCGTGTCGGTGTTCTCGGCCTCCTCAGGATTAATGGCGGTCGCCGCGTAGAACTCCGAAGTGACGTTGTCCAAGAACTTGACGCCGCCTCGGTGTCCATCCGGGATGCTCCCAGTCCAGAGATACTGCCCGCCGCCGATCTCGACAAAGCCGGTCGTGATAACACTACCGACGTCTGCCCCGGCGGTGTCAACGAGTTGCGCCTTCAGCGTCAACCCCGTCTTCGAGGTGCCGAGGGCTATTGGGATCGTGAGTGTGTAAGCCATACGCCCTCCTTATGAGTGTCCGATGATGATACCCCCCAAGACGTAGATGTCGCGGCCCGCCGGAATAGTGCCGGAAAACCCTGCGTTGCCGCCGACGTTGAAGCCGCTGTCGCACCGGATCGGCGCGTTGATGAAGCGATACTCACTGGCGAAGAAGTGCATCGGCAGCCCGGTCGCAGTGCCCCGGTCCCAAGCCGTAATGTAGCCGACGCCCCCCGTCATCATAACTTCGACGCCCGCGCCGCTCGGCGGCAAGATGTTGCTGCCGTCTCGAGCGCGGATGCAGCCGTCAATCACGTCCAACCTCGCTGTCGGCTGCTGTGTGCCGATACCGACCGCCTTCGTGTCGCCGTCGAAGTAGGCGATGGAGGTGCCTTTGCCGTCTCCGATGATGAAGGAGCGCGTGTAAGTGGTGCCGCCCGCGTGCCCCCGGAAGTTCACCCAGAGCGCCGCGTTGTTGACCGGGTAGTCATAGCACCCGTTCAGCGTGTTGCCGATGAAGTAGGCGTTGTCGGCACCGGTAGGGTTGCCGAAGAAGCCGCTGATGGTTGTGCTGTCAAAGATGCCGCCGGTCGGCTTACCAACCGTCAGATGTCCGACAGCGGTCTTCGTGCCCATCAGCACCTTGCCGCCCTTTCGCACAAGCAAACCGAGGCCGTGGGCACTCACCGGGTCGCCGGTGACGCCCATGAACGCGAACTGCTCCGCCGACGACGCCCCGTAGAGATACCCGAAAGTCGCGCCTTCGCCGACGCTATCACTCTTGCCGACAAGGAGCCAGTTCGAGTAGCCTGCGGCGAGGTTGGGGTTACGAAACTCCCCAATCTGGGTGTGCCCTGTGGCCTCCCATTCCACGGCCAGAGGACTTGACGGAGATGTCGTGTTAATGCCGACGTGCCCGTCTGCCAGGACGGTTAACCGTGCAGTCGCCGAAGCATCCCACGCGGCGTTGGGGTTAGTGGTGTAGCCCTTCGCCGACACCATCAGGATCGGGTTGCTCCCGGAGCGGTAGCCGTAGAGAACCAGGGTCTCGAGGTTCTCCGCGTTGACTACCCCAAACCCGGCGTGGCCCCCCGCTTGCAACGTCGGGGTGAGTGACGATAATGAGGCGGATGTCGCCGTGCTGTAAATGCGCCCGGTCGTGAGGGTGTTGTCGACCCAGAAGTGGCCCCCGACGCGAAGCCGCGACGCCGTGTCGCGGTAGAGGGTCACGTCCGCGGCGCTGCTGCCGTCGCCCCAGGAGATTTGACCTGTGCCTTGTACGGTGAAGGTCGGGAGAAATCCGGTCCTCGGCACCACCCTGAAGACGTCGTAGGATGCCTCCCACGGGTATGTCCAGAAGGCCCCGCCAGGAGTGATGTCGGCGACTGGGAAGCTAAACTGGTTTACCCGAATGGCGGCGGGGTGCGGGGGGACGATGTTGATGGTAAGCTGCGCCGTCATCGCACGCGTACCGTCCGTGCGGAGGTAGAGGTTGTGATGGTCGCCGTCCAAGTCGGCAAGCTCCGCGTGCGACACCTGCGCCGTCTCGAACTTACCCGTGCTGTTGTTCCATCTCAAGAAGCCACCGTCTGTGAACGGCGTCGCAACGTCGGCAAGGTCAGCCGCTCGGTCTATCACACGAATGGCTAGCGGCATGGTGCTACTCCTCGTTGGTCAGCGGCGTTTCTCTCATCTTGTCGCGGGTGGCGACAATCTGTTTGAACGCCTCAGTGAACGCCTCCTCCTTCAGAGCGCCTATCTGCATCTGAAGTGGCTGTGAGTGAATGACATCGCCGTCTTCGTTGACGACGGCAAGCACGGCCTGAATGGTCGTGCCAAGGTGAACGACACGGTTATGTTCAGGCATTTGGATTCCTCTCTTTCAGTCGCATCCCGCACCGACAATGCACCGACTGAGAGGCGGGAAGAGCCGGGTCGCAGGGATACTTGCACTTGAAGCCGCCCACGGTGAACTTGGCGTTGATGCTGACCGTCTGCCCGTCTGCGGCAAGGTGAGCAGGACGGGTTCGCTCGTCTTTCTGCGACACCCACACCTTATCGTACTTATTCGGTTCGGCCCGAATGATAGCCTCCATCCGGCTTTGCGTCGCCATGTTGGCGACCCGATTGACTTCGGTGCGCGCAATCGCCATCGCCCGCTGCTCGGCGGTGCGAAACGGCCCGATGGGTTGAAGCGTCTTGCGCCCCTGCGTTCGATACGCGGCGACCTCGGCGGCAATCTGTTCGAGCGGCTTCCCCGCCAGAATGCCGAGTTGCACGCGCTTGGTGATACCGGCGCGCAGGGCGTCGGTGAGGTCTTGAATGAGATCTGCGTGATAGAGATTGAGTTGCTCGAGCATCCGGGGATCAAGGGCGAAGGCCAGCGCCAAGCGTGGCCCGCCGACAGAGCCGAGTTCGCCGCCGATCTTCGCGGCTTCGAGAACGTCGATCTGCAGCCGGCTTTTCATCCTGCCGTCAAGAACCCCGATAGCATTGTCGAGGCCTCGGCGAACTTCAGTCAGTTCGCGGCCTGCCGTCGCGTCGCTCGCATCCAGTATCGCCCGCTTCACGTCACGACGGGCATCCCGAAGCAAGCGGAGCAGGCCCTTCGCGGCCTGCTCCTCTCGCCTCAGGAGCCGTCGCTTCAGCAGGCCCCACTGTTGCTGCGTGCCTGCTTGCCTGGGCATGGTTTATGCCCCCTCATACTCGAAGATGATCGCGCCAAGCGGCATTTCGAGGCCGGTGCCCACCTTCTCGCGAACCACGAGCAGGGTTTCGCCTGCATCGAGGGTTATCGGGGAGGTGATGGCGATGTTCGTCTCCTCGCCCTTCTCGGCGTCGACGCCTTCGGCGAAATCAATGTTAGCGACCTCGGTGCCGTCCGCGAGGGTGACGTTGAGGTTCATGCTGTTCGTGTTCGCGCCGGTCAGCTTGATCACCGGGGCGTAGGCGATGCGCGTAACCTTGCAGCGAAACGGCGCGACGAAGATGCCGATCGCGCCGGTCGCGGTTGAGGCGGATACAGCGGCAACGCCACGCTGTTCGACGTACGTTCCGGGGATGCCGTAAAGTGCTTTCATGGTGTTCTCCTTCTATCGAAACGGGTGCCGCCCCCGAAGGGGCGGCAGCGTGTTAGTAGAGGATTAGGCTCGGCTTATGCGCCGCCCGTGCCCTGCCCTCCGCCGTTGTCACCTGCGCCGCTCAGACCGGCGTTGCCGAGAACGAAGGAGCGATGGTCCAGCGGGGCGACGCCCACAGCGCCGCGCACCTTGTAGGTCACCGTGTCGCTGTTGAACATGGAGCCGACAGTCTCCATGTCCTGCACGAACACGTCGGGCACCTCGCGCCCGCCCAAGAAGCCGATGCCCAGGGTCGGCGCGGTCGCCGGGTCGGCGACAAGCTCCCACCGGGTCTCGGTTGCGATGGGGTAGTCAACCTCGATCATCTCCAGGCCCATGCGCTCCCGGATGAAGTTCGGCAGGTTGATCTCGGCAGCGACGGGGGTCAGCTTGTAGGTGCTGACAATCGCTTCCCAGACCGCCTCTTCCAGATCCACGGAGTAGAGCAGGTACTTGGCGTTGTAGCCCTTTCGCCGCCCGGTCGTCGGGTCGGTGAACTTCTTCATCACGAGGCGTCGCGCCTTCAGGTTCGCGGCGCTGAACGCCAGATTGGCCAGGTTGCCGTGCGCATCCGTGTAGAGCGGAGTGGAGTCATACGCCATCAGCGGACCCACGCCCGCAGGGCCTTGGATAGCGCCGAAGACGGCGTCATGCAGGGTCAGCGTCCAGGCGTTCGCGATGTCGCCGGGAATGCGGGCGATGACGCCGATGTCGTCGCGAAGCAGGGCCTCCCACGTGATCACGAAGAGGTTACCATACTTGCTCGGGGTCATCGTCTGCTGCCGATCCTCTTGGTATGCGCTCACCTCCTGATAAGGCGCACCCGGCAGAACGGTGTCGAGAACGCCGAGAGAGGTCAACTGCACGAACTTGTGGGTGCTCGTCAGGTCGCGTAGGCTCACGCGGTTGCTGATAAGCGCCCGCCAGTTGTTGCGGTTCGGGTCGGCGACGGCGGCGAGGAGGTGCCGGTTCAGCGCATCGGCCCACGCAGCGGCGAAGGTCGTGTGCTCAATGCCCTCGTTCACGCGGTCGCTCAGTTCGCCGCCACCCCAGGTGAACTCGCGAAGCGCGTTCTGGAAGGCCCGCTGCGGGCGAACCGCGAACTCGTGAGACTTGCTCGGGTCGAAGGCCAGCAGAGCCTCGCTGATGGTGTGGAACGCCTCCACCTGCCGCCCGCCAACTTCGGCGAAGGGCTTGCCGTCAATCGCCGCCTGCAGGCGCGCCTTGTTCACGTCGAAGCTTTCAATGACGCGATCAACGCGCCCCGAGCCGTTGGGGCTAACCGGGTTGCTCTTGCCGGCGAGGTCGCGAATCTTGGCGATCTCGGCGTCAAGCTCGCTCGCCTCGAAGATCCGGCCCTCGAACTTCGCGCGAACGGTGTACTGCTCGATGGGCGTCAGGCCCGCCAGCTTGGCCTCCAGAAGGGCGTTGCAGGTCGCGGCTTGGACCTGCTCTCGCACCATCTCGCTGATGCTTTGGCTCAGGTCCTCAGAGGCCGGCTCCGGGGCCTGCTCTTCGGTCTTGCCGTCGCGCTTGGCGATGATGTCGTCGGCGAGGTCAGCGTTCGCCTCGCGAATTTCTTCGTCGGACACCCCCTCGCAAATGAGTGCAACGGTGCTGGGGGTCATCTCCGCCAGGAGTTCCCTGGTCAACTTTGCGATACGATCCTTCATGGTAGTCTCCTTTTCGGTGTCGAGTGCGCTCTCAGCCACGCGGCCTCCGGCGGCTGGAAAGAGCACAATGTCGACGCTCGTCTCTTTGGACGGCAGAAGGGCTTCTACGTTGTAGGCGTAGTCGCCCGAAGTGGCGGGCGTCACGACGCCCCTCGCGCTGATAGACAAGCCCACCTTCTCGCCGCCGAACATCTGATGTGCGGCGAGGAGCTTCTCCATCAGCGGTTCCTCAGACGGCAGTATGTGCAGGTCGGCTTTGAGTGCCTGCGTGCTCTCGTCAAACGCGACCCCCCGATACTGCCCGACAAGGTTGCGAATGTCTTTGTTGTAGCGGTCGTGGTTGCAGGCGAACGCCATCGCGCCCTCGAAGACCTTCGGGCCGTCGCGGCGCAACAGGTCCGCCGTATACATTCGGCTGTTGACGCTACACCCGGCGCGAATCAACGTCACGCCGCGAAGGACGCGCTCCCCGTCGCTCTCCTCCATCACCACACCGGCGGGGAGTTCGAGGGTTTCGAGTAGCACGTCTTCGTGCTTCGGTTTATGTTCCATCCGTATCCTCCTCTTCGTCGTCGTCTGCGACGTTCAAACCGCCGGTGCCCGAATACGCGGCGGCGGCGCGAAGTTGCGCCTCGTCTTCAAGCGCCTTCTCGAAGTCATCGGCGGACGGCACAGGGAGGCCCGCCAGCGAGTAAAGCAAGGCGCGGGCGTCGGCCTCCAGCATGAGCGGGCGATCGCGGTCGAGTGCCATTATCATCGCCCCGGCAAGCGCCTGAAGCGCGTTGGCCGTCTCGGATTCGTCACGGGCGTCGAGTTCGGGGAGGATCACGTCGAACGACGTGTCCTGCACGCCCGGTAGCTGCTTGCGATACACCTTCTGGTCAATCGCGTAGCCGATCCACGCCCGCAGCATCGCCGCGATCTCGCGCTGAAACCGCTTGGCGCGGTTGATGCTGACGCTTCGGGCCTCGGCAGCGGTTGACCGGGTCGCGCCGCCCTCGTCACTCAGTTCGTGCGGTGGCATGTTCACCGAGATGCCGATGATGCCCAAGAGGCTCTGCATCACGGTGTCGATGTTGCTTGCCTGCGACAGGTCCGGCGAGAGCATGTTCCACTGTTCACGGTTCGAGTGGACAATGACGCCCCCCGGCACTGGCGGCGATTTCTGGAGTTCGTTGACCTTGGCTTCGACCTCTTCGTCGCCGCCATCAACGATGCACTCCATGAAGTATCGCTGCTGAAGCACGAGGTTGCGCACTTGCCCGAACATGAAGTCGCCGACCTGCTTGCACCAGGAGCCGATGCGCTCGTAGATGCCGCGCCCGCGCCCCGACACGAAGCCGCCCGTCCTGTGATAGAAGGCGTAACCGGCAACAATCATCGCGTCGCCGTGCTTATCGAGTAACCCCTGTATCTCCGGCAACACGGCCTTGCCGTCGTTCGGCAAGACGATCTGCTGCCCGAGTTCGTCATCCACAGCGAACCGCTCCTTCTCGGCGGTCAGTTCTGGATGTGGCGGGTAGTGGTTGCCCCAGAGCGGCGACGGGTGCGGTATCACCCACAAGCGCCGCTTGCCGGTCAGGTCGGGTCGTTCGATGAAGGCCAGCGCTTTCTTCTTGTCGCCGCGCTTCCACACGATGTCTTCGATGTCGTCAGGGTCGAGGTAGCCGAGCTTCACGTCGGCGTTGACCGGGTTCAAGGCGATCGGAATGAACAACTCGCCGAACGCCTGCAACTCCTTGGCGAAGCGCTCGAGGTTGCCGCCCAGATCGTTGTCGGGGTCGTCGACGAAGCCGTCGATGACCTCCTGCACGTCGGAGTCGGCGGCCCTGAACGTCACGCCTGCGCCGATGACGCGGGCGACCAGGGCGTCCAGGATGCCACCCCCTACCGGGTCGACGAAGTACATCTGGCGGGCGATCCGCCGCTGCTTCGCGCGCTCAGTTTCGGTGATGTCGTTCGGCTGTCGGGCGTCGCCGCCTGCGATGGCGGGTCGGTAGAGGTGCCCATCGGCATCACCCCACACGTCGGCAGCTTCGACCACGACCGTGCGTGCCCGGCTGCCGCCGCCGAACCACTCGGCTATTCGTTCGGTAAATCCCATATTTTTGCTCCTAATCGTCGTTCTGGCGGCGAGGTTGTGTTGCAGGTTGCAGATGTTGCAGCAAATCTCGGTTGTTCTCCATACGCGCGTGTGAGTATAACCTGATTTTGCTGCAACATCTGCAACCTGCAACACATCAGCGTCAAGGCACCGCGACCGAGCGGGTCTTGGCGACCGGTTTGACGCGAAGTTTGCTGAAGGCCAGCGATGAGGCGTCCACCTGGTCGTCGTGGACGCCGTCAGTCGGGAAGGCGCATAGCTCCTGCAAGAACGGTGTGACCCAGTGGCCGTCGACGAGATAGACGTTGCCGGCCTCGGCCTGCGAGGCCAGCGGGTTCGCCCGGATCTCCTTCGCGCCGCTGCCCGACGCGGGCACCCCGTAGAAGGTATAGCCGGGCAGCACCTCGCGGCGATAGTGGTCTATCATCGCCACGCCGCTCGAACCCGGCTCCTGCTCCATGTAGATCTCAACGGCCTTGCCGTCCTGCTCCGCGACCTGCCGAATTCTGCTCTCGACCTGTAGCGGCGTGCCGCGAAAGCACACCACGTCGAGGATGTAGTAGAGGCCGTTTGGCGTCACCCCCATCTTCACCCCTGCGGTGAAGTCGGGGTCGCGATTGCCGCTATGTGGCAGCGTCGCGGCGACATCCCAGGCGCGAACGACGTGCCGAAGCGCCGGAACGTCGGCAAGGGCGACCCGCTTGTCGGTGAACCACTCGGGCTTGAACTTCTTGCCGCTCGGCAGGACATCCCAATCGCCGTCGAGGAGTTGTCGGCGCGTCACCGGGTCAAGCTCGTTGAGGCTCTCGATATACTCCTCGCGGTCGAGATACGGGTTGTCGTTCAGTTTGGCGGGGATGAAGAGGCGCGTCGGTGTCGGGTTCGTGATGTAGCGATCCCGCACCCAGGCATGCCCCACGCCGCCCGGGTTCGCCGACGCTCGAAAGCGGATCGGTATCGGGTCTCCCGCCCGCCGACGCTGACGGCTGAACAGGTAGAGGATGTTACCCTCGATGTGCTGCGTCAACTCGTCAACGCCGATGAAGTGATAAGCCGCGCCCTGATAGTTGTCGCGGTCGCGCTCGCGCTCCAAGAAGCCGAAGCGAAGGACCGCGCCGCTCGGGAACGTCCATTCGTGCCTTTGCTCGTTCCATTCGGCGAGGCCGGTCAGCCACTCCTTCGAGAGCGGGATCAGCGCATTCGGCTGCGTCAGGTCCTGAAACGACTTGCGGAGCAGGAGCGCCCGATAGTTCGGGTAGTTGACATCCCGAAGCGCCGCCATCAGGAGAGCGACGCTCTTGCCGCCGCCAGCCGCGCCGCCGTAGAGGCAGTCGCGCACATTGCTTTCGATGAAGCGCCGCTGAAGGTCTGTCGGTTCCCAGGGGCAGAACGGCACCGCCCCTCTAGGCCGCCCAATCCGTAGAAGGCCCCTCTTCTTCAGTTCCGCCGCCGCCAGCAGGCTCTCCCTGTTCATCTGCCACACTCGCGGCGTCTTCAGCCTCACTACCGAGGATGTATTCGCGAAGTTGGTCATCGGTCATCTCGTCAAACCGTATCGTCGTGTCATGCTGGATACGGTCAACCCACAACCCGAGGTTGCGCCCGATCAGCATTAGCGCCTTAATCCTGTCGGGGAGCTTCAGGATCAGGTTGCCTCGCGGGTCGCAGCTGATGCCGTCAAGGAGTTCGAGCTTGCCGGAGTCTCGCGCCCGCTGAAGGTTCAGCACGAGGTTGCCGTCGTCGTCGACGTCGTAGAAATCAGCGAGGCTGACG